ATGTTTTCTTCATCAAATTTTATTGTTGTTATGGCAGGCCTTAATTTATTTGATAACGATGCAATATTAAAAGAATATGAGTTTTTATCACCAAATATAAAAAATGATGCAGAAATAACAATTAATTCAGTAACGCTTGAAGAAAAATTTAGACAATATTTAAATCATAAAGAAATAATTAAGGTTATTAGAGAAATAAAATAAAATGCCAGAATTAAATGCAAACATACCACCAATTGAGTGTTATGTTCGTGGAAACTATTTAAGAAATCAAAAAGATAGTCATGATAAATACTTTCCATGTGTTGTTTTTGGAGTAGCAAGTATAAAAAGTAGAAGTCCTTTGTTTCATATAATGATGGAAGATGGTGGCCTATGGTGGAGAATGCCAATTAGTGCATTTTGTACAAAGCCTGGAGTTCCAGAACAAGATATTCATAACTTAGTTTTGTGGAACTCTTTTAGTCATCATATATCCGTAACAAAATTTGAGAATCTAACAAATTTAAGAATGTCTTATATTGACAGAACAAAGACTCATCACAAAGGAACATATTTGTTTACCCTTGACTGGCATAATCCAGACACCAATGTTTTAGATGATGGCTATTCAGAAAATCCAGCGGAACATAAATGTGGTCATGTTATACAAAGAGATGATGGTAATTTTGCTATACAGCCAAATAATAGGGTTCGTATTTATGAACCATCATTTACTCTAAAGAAAGATTTTGTTATTGATAGGATAATTAATGAAAGAAAATGGGACGTAGAAAATCAAGATAAATGGACTTTAGAAGACTCCGATAGGTTTAATTATAATATTAATGAAAAAAGTTGACAAATAATACTATGACTGCTAAACTATATACAAGCGAGGCTTGGCTCCGTAAAAGATTTGTTATGGACAAAAAGTCTCCACAGGATATTGCTAAGGAATGTGGAACTAGTGTTGAAACTATTTATGTATACCTTGCTAAATTTGGATTAAGGAAATCAAAAAGATGAGGCCAGTCCCAGTCTATAAAGATGTTGATAATTTTCATTATGAAGATCTATATTTGCATGCACTATCCGCACCATCTGGCACTAAAATTTTAGCAAATTGCGTAGCAATTGCACAAATGCTTATTGAAAAAAATATAGCATATGGTGATTCAGCATTAGATCCAGTTAGAATTTTTAGCAAGGCAAATCCAATAGAACAATTGCATGTAAGAATAGACGACAAATTAAGTAGATTAATGAAGGGTACAGATTATGTTGGAGACAACGACATAGATGATTTAATTGGTTACTTAATATTATTAAAAGTTGCAAAGGAAAAAAATGTCAACTGAAAAAGAATTAATTGATCACCTTGACGAAGTAAATAAGGTTGTTGCAGAATATCTTAAAGGACAAGACCCTACAAAAATTTCTAAAGAATTAGACATACCACGTACTCGTGTTGTTGCATTAATTAATGAGTGGAAGGTTATGGCATCTGCTAATGATGCTATTCGTGCACGTGCAAAAGAAGCACTTGCTGGAGCAGACGCACATTATAGTAAATTAATTACAAAGTCTTACGAGGTTATTGATGAAGCATCAATGACAAACAATCTTAGTGCAAAAACCCAGGCAATTAAATTAGTTATGGATATTGAAAAATCTAGAATTGAAATGCTACAAAAGGCTGGATTATTAGAAAACAAAGAACTTGCAGAAGAAATGATTCAAATTGAAAGAAGGCAAGAAGTTTTAGTTGGAATACTAAGAGACATTGCCTCAAGCCATCCAGAGGTTCGTGATTTAATAATGCAGCGCCTATCTGAAATTGCTAAAGAAGGGGAAGTGATTACAGTTGTCCACAATGTTCAATGACTTTCTTGAGATATTAAAAGAAAATCAATTTGAAGAAAAGCCAGTAGACGTCAAAACCTTTGTAGAGTCTTCTGACTATTTAGGGCAACCACCATTATCTTCAATTCAATATGACATTGCAGAGGCAATGAGCCAAATATACAAAAGAGAAGATTTACAAGAACTTTATGGATCTGTAGAGGGTGCAAGATATTATGATAAGTATACTAAAAATGAAATTATTTTACAATTAGGAAAGGGGTCTGGTAAAGATTTTACTTCTACCGTTGCCTGTGCCTATATTGTTTACAAACTACTGTGCCTTAAAGATCCAGCAAAATATTTTGGAAAACCAACTGGAGATGCGATAGATTTAATTAACGTTGCTATTAACGCACAACAAGCAAAAAACGTTTTCTTTAAAGGTTTTAAAACTAAAATTGAAAAGTCTCCGTGGTTTGCTGGGAAGTATAATGCTAAGGCAGATTCTATAGAGTTTGACAAATCAATCACAGTTTATTCTGGTCATTCTGAAAGAGAGTCACATGAAGGATTAAATTTATTGCTTGCAGTTCTTGATGAAATTTCTGGTTTTGCTACAGAGGTTGGAACTGGTAATGAGCAAGGTAAAACTGCAGAAAATATTTATAAAGCATTTCGTGGATCTGTAGATTCTCGTTTTCCAGATCTTGGTAAGGTTGTTTTGCTTTCTTTTCCACGGTATCAAGGAGACTTTATTTCTAAAAGATATGAAGATGTAATTGCAGAAAAAGAAACAATAGAAAAGAAACATATTTTCATTATGAATGAAGATCTACCGCATAATGATATAAACAATCAATTTGAAATTAGTTGGGAAGAAGATGATATTATTTCGTATAAAGTTCCAAAAATTTTAGCACTTAAAAGACCAACATGGGAGGTAAACCCTACTCGTAAAATAGATGATTTTAAATTGGCATTTTATACAGATCTAGGTGATGCCATGATGCGCTTTGCTTGTGTTCCTACATATGCATCAGATGCATTCTTTAAACAAAAAGACAAGTTAGAAAAATGTATGAATACTAGAAATCCAATAGATTCTTTTAGAAGGCTTGATGATACCTTTAAAGCAGATCCAGAAAAAATATACTACATTCATGCTGACCTTGCACAAAAACATGACAAGTGTGCTGTTGCCATTGCACACATTGACAAATGGGTTAATATTCAAGTTATTAAAGATTATGAACAGGTAGCCCCCATTGTTGTTGTTGATGCTGTTGCTTGGTGGGAACCAAAAGCGGAAGGACCAGTAAATTTATCAGAAGTAAAACAGTGGATTATTAATTTACGTAGAGAAGGTTTTAACATTGGCATGGTTTCTTTTGACCGTTGGCAATCTTTTGATATTCAAAATGAACTACAGGCCGTAGGAATTAAAACAGAAACAGTATCTGTTGCTAAAAAACACTATGAAGATTTGGCTATGATGATTTATGAAGAGCGTGTTGCTATACCAATGATTCCTTTGTTATTAGAAGAAATGTCAGAATTAAAAATAATGAAAGGTAATAGGGTTGATCATCCTCGTAAAAAATCAAAAGACTTGGCTGATGCGGTTTGCGGAGCGGTATTTTCAGCAATATCACACACTCCAAAGACTAATAATACAGAAATAGAAATACATACCTGGAGTTCTGCAGCACGACTTGCAGAAAAACAACAACGTATGGTAGAATTAGATAATCGGGAAATGCCTAGCGATGTCAAGGACTTTCTTGATAAATTAAACTTAATATAAATAATAAGGAGAAGAATGAATTCATTTAAGAAATTAGCCACAGTCTTGGCTGCAGCCTTGACTATGGGTGTAATGTCGGCACTTCCGACACAGGCTACAGTATACGCTGATGTTGTTACTATTGACGCTGCAGCAGACACCATTAATCCTGGTGAAACTGCAACTGCCGTAGTATCAGTATCATTTTTGGGTACATCAATTGGAGATACCGTTTCGGTTATATCTGCAGTGTTGTCAGCCCCATCTACTGCTAGCGTTCCACAATTTGCTGTTACAGAAACATCTAGTGCAACCGTAGCGTTGTCATCAGATACAAAAACAGCATCAATTTCACCAGCAACCAACACAACTGGTTATGTAACTGCAAAGTTAACATCATCATTTTATGTGCCTAGTGTTGCTGGAACATATGTAGTTAGATTTATTCCTACATTAACTAGCGCATCTGGTTCAGTTACATCTGCTGCCCTTACATGGACAGTTACCGTTACCGCTCCAGATCTTAAGGCATCAACTGCTTATACAACATCTATTCTAAATGCTGGTGAAACAATTACAGCAACAGCAGATGCAACAGTATTTGCTTCAAAAGCCGTATCCTCTGATGCAGCAGCAGTTATTGTATTAACTCAAAAGAATGCTGCTAATGGTTCTGCTTCAGAATCAATTACAGCAACTATTTCAGGTGCAGGTATGTTAGGACATGGCACAAACCATGCAACAATCACTGCTCTTGGTAGATCATTGGTTATCCCAGCAGGAAGTTACATTGGTGTATTTTCTGACGGTACATCTGGAGTAGGAGCAATTACACTTACTTCAGCATCTGGCGTAATCTTGGCAACAGAAAAAGTAACATTTTATGGCGATGTCGCTAAGGTTGTTACAACTGTAAAGAAGCCAACAATTGCTGTAGGTTCTAATGCAGATGCAATCTCTGCCGTAGCATACGATGCTGCTGGTGTAGTTGTAGGAGCAGGAACACTATCAGCAACATCATCAGATTTAGCAGTAATTAGCAACTCAGCAACAACCGCTTCCATCTCTAATGGTGAAGCATTGTTTGCTTTGGCTGGTGTTAAAACTGGTTCAGCAGGTGTAGTGGTAAAGAGTGGAACAATCTCTGCAGACACAGTAACTGTGCGTGTAGAGGCTGCTGTTGCTTCTATTAAGTTGGCTTTTGATAAAGCAAACTATTTAGCAGGCGAGCAAGCCACAATTACACTTTCACCAGTTGATGCAACAGGTGCAGTATTGTCTGGAAAGACATACGCTAACCTACTTGCTTCTACAGGAATTACCACAAGTTATTCCTTTGGTGGATCAAGTGACACAATTACTGCAACATCTGTTACAACTGATGCAAATGGTGTAAAAACTTATAAGGTTTTCATGCCACTATCTGCAGGTACAGTTACTATTAATGCAACTGGTGGAACTGATTTACCAGTAGCAGGTCAAGTAAAAGTTTCTGCAACTGCAACAGTAACTGATTCAGCATCACAAGCACTTGCTGCTGTGGCTGAATTGGCTGCAACTGTTGCATCACTTAAAACATTAATTACAACCTTAACTAATCTTGTATTAAAGATTCAGAAAAAGGTTAAGGCTTAAAAACTCCTTATAAAAATTGAGGGTAGATTAATTTCTACCCTCTTTTTTATTGTATAAAAATGGTATAATTACTAATATAATTACACATAGGAGACCGCCACTCAATTGACAAATCTTAAACGAAGACTAATATTAGCCTTTGGGGTTAGCCTATGTTTCACAATTTTTGGAATTATGGCTCCTGATCGTGCTGGGGCTACAGAAAATCAAGAACAAGTTGTTGTAAGTCCTGCTCAGCAAGCAGTTAATACAGCCCTTGCAACGGCTACTACAGAGGTTCAGCAGGCTATTGCAGCCACGGATACCGCTACCGCTACCATTGCAGTAGCCTTAGTTGAAAAGGCTCAGGCTCAAGCAGCGGTAGACACAGTAACAGCCATCGTAGCAGTAGCACAGGACAAGGTAGCACAGGTTCAGGTTGCCATAAATACAGTTAATGCAATTGATACATCTACCGCCCAAGTAAACCAGAGTTCTGAAATTATTATTGATGCAAAAACAAGTGTTACAAACGCAACAAACGCCATTAATGCCATTGATACTTCAACAGCACAGGCTCAAGTTGCTGAATTAGTTGCTGCTAAGTCTCA